CTTCCTGTCGGCACATTCGCCACTGGCGACTACTACCAGATAGACGTAGCCGGCACACTCACCCTATATACGTCTGGTGGCAGTGTGGCGCAGCCCTGCAATGTCGGCGACCAGATCATCTATAACACGGCAACTCCGGGATGGTGGTACACCCCCGCTGCGGTGGCGTCTTCCTTGCCGGCAACGGCTATCTCCTTTGCCCCCTCTGGTACCATTGTAGCTACTAATGTCCAAGCGGCTGTTGCTGAGTTGGACGGAGAAACACAGACGGCCCTTGGGGGCAAGGTTGCGCTGTCCGGCGGGGTGATGACTGGCCCCCTGACGGCTACTGCTCTGACATCAAACGGGCAGATCGAGTCCAAGGCCACGGGTTTCAAGTTCCCGGACGGGACCGTTCAGGCGAGTGCGGCATCAATTCCCCCCGGTGCGGTGATGGACTTCGCCATGAATTCCGCTCCGACCGGCTGGCTTTCCTGTGACGGGGCGGCAGTAAATCGCACGACATACGCCGCACTGTTTGCTGCTATCGGCACGACATGGGGTGCTGGTGATGGTACGACGACATTCCAGCTTCCAGACATGCGCGGCTACTTCCGGCGTGGTGCTGGCACCAACAGTGATGGCACTGCTTCTGGTGCGTTTGCCACTAAGGTTGAAGATACATTTCAAGCCCATTGGCATGATGTATTCGATCAAAATGGAAATGAGGCTCGGTCCTCCAATACTGTTGGCACTATCTCGAATCAATACGTTCTTGGTACAGCGAACTCGGGTTTCAGGCTATCCGCAAGAACTCTGAAGGATGGTGGGGGAGGAACGCCGAGGTCAAGCTCGGAAACCCGTCCGAGTAACATCGCGGTTCTCACCTGCATCAAGACATGACCATGCGCTACCTGCTCCCCCTGCTGCTCATCGCCGGCTGCGGCCCGATCCCTGTGCAGATGCAGTCCAGCAAGCAGGAGCAGACGCAGCGCCAGTCGAATGAGCAGACGCAGAGCGCCGACCAACAGTCGGCCCACCAGAGTGAGTCCAAGCAGGGAACAAACTCTATGCCGGTGATCATCATCTGCAACAGCAACAACTCCCCGAACTCGACATGCGCTACGCCTAGAGAGGGTGGGGCGCTGAATGATGTGGTCGATTCCAAACTGAGGAGGAAAGTCCAATGAAGCAAACCATCAAGCTGCCGGACATCCCGGTTCCCGGCACGAGCGTCGTGCTGACAAATGTCGAGGTTACAGTCGAGCCTCTGCTGCCGCTGGATATGATCCAGATGGCTCTCATCGACTGGATCGTTCGTAACTACCCACCCAAATAGGAGGTTTCACAATGAAGAATCTGTTGATCGTCGTACTGGCTTTTTTCTCGCTGTCTGCCGCTGCCGCCGTGATCGGGCCGGATCAGGTCCAAGGCCAGCAGCAGGGTCAAGGGCAAGCGCAAGGCCAGATCCAGGGGCAGGCGCAAGGCCAAGGGCAGGCGCAGTTCAGCAACGCCGACAGCCGCGCCCGCGCTCAGTCCTATGCCGCTGCCCTCACCCGGTCGGAGGCCAACAACAGCCAGTCGCTCAACGTTACGCCTGCACCCGTTACTTTGACGGTCAATGAGGCTGCCATCCCGGCCAATACCCGCAACGAGCAGGCTGGCAAGGTCGAGGTGCGGAGTGTCCCAAACGTATTTGGTGGGAATGTATACCCGACCGCACCTTGCATGGGATCTTCAACTGTTGGTGCTGCCGCCCTCGGATGGGGAGCCAGCGTCGGGACTTCATGGGCAGACCATGAGTGCGGAAAGCGTGAAACCGCCCGCAGCTTCCAGAACCTCGGCTTGACCTCCGATGCCGTGGCTGTCCTCTGCTCCAGCGAGTATGCGGCTGTGGCTCCGGCCTGCCAGAAGGCGCAACCCAAGTGAGCAAGTACGGGCGGTATGTGCGCCCCCTCTCCATCGTCCTGTTCTGCGTGGCTGTCGTGGCAGCAGGCTTCTACTTAGGATATTGAAATGGACCAGCAATCACCAGGCTTCATGACTGCCGTTGCCGACTATCTGCGGCGCAAGACCGGACTGGGGGGTACAACCGACCCCTCGGCGGCTGCTGCTGCCCGGACCCTGCAACAGTTGCCGCAGGACCGGGCGATGCAGATCAAAGCCGCAGAGATGGGGATGACACCCGAGCAGTACCAGCAGATGCTGATCCAGTCCCAAGGTCGGTGATTGCCATCTGGTAGCCGTGCTTCACTCCGTCATACCAGACGAAGAGGAGCACGGCACACCAGACTGCGGCCCAGAACTTGTTGCTCATTTCGGCTCCTCCAGTTGAACTACCTCAGTTGCGACCAGCTTCCCGTCCCTGTAAATCTTTCGCACTATCACCCCGTTTTCCTCTGCCATCCACTCCCCACTTGAGCCTTGCGGGTACTCTTTGCTGGGCTTGAACATATCTTCCGGGGACCAAGGTTTATCGCTCATGGCATCCACCCGAAGAAGCGCGTCGCCAGCACGATCAGGACGGCATAGATTATTCCCACACCGATGATGAACGCGACCACGCGGCGAAGTGGGGGCGGCTCCATCAGTTCGTGCTCGAACGGCACCTGCGGGAACGGGTCACGGTTGACGTAACGCTGCGGGCGGGTGTGAGTGCTGGTGCCGCCGATGCGGAAGCGGGGGGGTTTGATCTTCTCGGTCATTTCAAGTCTCCTTTGTAGCGGCGAGCGCCGCCCTTATCTTCTTGAGCATCTTCATTGCAGCAGCAGCAACAGAGATGATTGTTTTCGAGGTCTTTGCAACTTCGTCGATGTAGAACAACGGCTCCCGCAGCAGCGTCACCTGCTGGCGGAGGGACTCGATCTCTGTTACCGCCTCACGGATTAGATCGTCGTGGTAAGTGGTAGTTGTGTAGTCCCTTGCGTAATCTTGCAGCCTATCTGTAATGTCTTTGCCGCCCGTTTCAACGCCTTCCTTGCACTTCGGATAAGTACAATCAATGGCTGCTCCGCACTCACATCTGAACCCGATCATTTTTCTTGCTCCTTTGTGGCGGTGAGTACCTTTTTCAGCGCGGCTTTGTTGCGTCTATCTTCGATCTGCTTAAGGCGTCTTGCAGCCTCCTTGCGCTGATGTTCATGGCGACGTTCTGCTGTAGTCATTGTCACCTCGTCAATGTGGCGTTGTATTTCGTGGTACTCATTCATTACTGATCCTCCGTTGTGAGCAATATCAAGGTCGTAGTGGCGAATGCCGAGCCGGTGATTTCCCAATGGCCGCGGAATGCGGCAAAGATGCCGCAGAGTCCCAACAATACACAGACGAAATACTTCATGACTGGTCCTCCTGGTGCTGGCGATGCTGCTCGGCCAGCCAGTCCTCACGGTCGCGTTGCTCCTGCTTGCGGATGTCGGCGAGGTCCATCTCGTCGTCCGTGGTGTCGTCGAACTCCTCGTCCGGCGGTCCCAAATAGCGGTCGTGGGCCGCTGCGAATTGTCTGTCGTTCATTTCCATCTCCATTCATAACCCTTACCACGGGTCCAACAATCAACAGGACCGACCTTGCGGCGCTCCATCTGCCCGTCGTTCACGCGGTCGATCAGGAAGCGTCTGGCTGTCGCGAACGACATGCCAAGCCTGTCCTCGATCTCCCGAGTCCCCACCCACTTGTCGCCCATCACCCCACGGTACTTGGCCTCGGTCTGAGCCATCAGGGCTTTCCATCCCCGGCTGCTGTTGGGGTGGGGATTGCCGCCGCGCTTCTTCGGCTGCTCCTCCTCGGTATAGAGTGGCTTGACTGTTGCCGCCAGCATCTGTGCGAAGTTCATTTCCATTTCCTCCAAGGTGTTTCACAGGCGACGCCATCCTTGAGCTTCTGTTCAAAGGAAGTTCGACCTCGACATCTGGTACAAAGTCCGTCGTAGTCACTGCCGTATCCCTTCTTACACTTCTTGCAGGGAGTATGTTTTACTCTCATGCTTCCCCCCTCCACAATTTGCACCTCGGCAGTCTTATCATGTCCTCATACCCAATGACATATCCCGGGTAGAAATGCACGCAACTACCGAGGATGCAGTTCTTTCCGACCAAGGGGCAGTGCTTGCTACCCATCTCATCGGTTTCCTGATTGAGCCACTTGATGGAGGCTTGAAACGCATGGTCACGTGCGAGTTTCGTCTCCCGCGCTTGTCTTTCCGCGGCTTCCCTTCTCTTCATCAGCATCTGTGCAAAGTTCATGCTTCCCCCCTCGCCCAACGGCGCAAAATTGCTCGGTTATTCAGGGTCGCCCGCCAGTCGCTTGCCGTGATCGAGACGACCAACAGTTGCTTGCCGGCTGGCGTGTTCAGGTAGATCTTCTCGTGGGTTCCGTTCCTGATAATCTTCTCGACCGTCAGGGTTGGCAACGCCTCGATTTGCTTTAGTGTTTGTTGTTTCATAACTGCTATTTTACACCTATTTAGCTAAGATAAAAGCCCTGCTGCAAGGCCATTTTGGGGGTGGGGGGCACTACCCTACTACCCCGCCCCCATTAGGCCAGCCAGCGCGCAGGGCGTAGGGCTGGCTGGCGTGTGCCGTGGGCCGTTAAGCCCCTGTTGCGCGCCTGCTTTGCAGCAACTCCTGCTGAGCGAAGAAATCGGCCTCGTGTTCTGCCACAATGGCGGGCAGAATGGCCGCTTTTTCCAGTTCGATCAGCTTGTCCAGGAAATGGCGGGCCTTCTCCAGATCCTGGATGCCGTTCTTCATTGGGTAGCGTTCCACGTACTTGGTGATGCAACCCACGAAGTACCCCGGCCCGTACAGGCGCCAGACGCGATCCCAGTGCTGCTCGCCGCCGATGGTCTGATAATGCTGCCCGCCGACTTGATATGAGTTGCTCTTTGATTCAGACATTGTATATCTCCAAATAAGGTAGTGATTCTTTATACCAGCGAGTGAATGCTGTCTTTGTATTGACCCGTCCGGTCACTGTACACCTGTATAGGGTCTTCATGGGGTGATTTGTAACTAGGTTGCTCTTTCCAGCCCTCACTAAGTCTCCAGGGGTTGTTCCATTCAGTCTCTTGGTGGTGGCAATTTTGCGAAGAACCCCCGGCTTATTCACTGGGTTGCCGTGAATGGCGTTCCTTCTGGTCGCTCCCTTTGACCCCACTTCACTATTGTAAAAATGATGGGTGCCATCATAAACCTTCCTTTGGTTGGCAGCAATCGCTTCAACTATCCCGGTGTCCCCCTGCTGACCGTGAATCCTAGCATGTTCAGATGTTGTAACAAGGGTGAGGTTCTCTATTGTGTTGTTGTAATGGTCTCCATCTATGTGGTGAATAGCCATTCTACGCTTTCCATCAGGTTGGGTAGGGATGCTGCCATACCTCCCCTCCCACACTTCGTAACACATATCTTTCCTCACCCCCTCGCAGTTGCCGAAGTGCCACCTCTGCATGACCAGCCCACGACCAACTGTCCCGCATCTAGGGCACGTCTCATTCGCTGATGGAGGCTTCGAGCTCATTGACGATGTACTCCGTGAGGGTTGAGGGGCTGTTGTCCCTAAGAAATTGAAATCCCCGTCTGATAAGGGGGCGGATTTGCTTGTTTCCAAGTTGTAATTCCTCCACGCATTTGAAGCAAAGATCAAGCATATCGGCCTGCTTGAGAAGGCACTTTTCGTGAGACGTGAGGTCCACGGCGAAGGGCAGCGTGTACCCCTCCTCGACTTCCTTGAGGACTGTGGCCAGCCGGGAGGATGCCCACTTGGCAGTCGCTGGTACGTCGCCAGTGTATTGCTCCGCCAGATCATGATTTAGGGCGGCGACCAGCAGTTCCTTGGAGCAGTCCGGATAAAGGGCCAGCACAAGCTGAGCCACGTTCGCGGAATGATGACCCACTGTCTCGGTGACCAGCGTATCCACGGTGTGATACCGTTTGACCTTGTTGCCGTTGCGGGTCAGCCAGAGCAGGTTGAGGGTGGCCGGAAACTTCGGCCTTTGCTGCTCTTCTAGATCAGCAAGTTTGCTAATGATATCACTCATTTACCTTGTACTCCCGATTTGGGTTGATAGCCTGGAATCCAGATGCTATATCCTCTGCTACCTCTTTTGAGGAGCAGTCCATTACGTGCTTCCACTCAGACCACACCCACTTCTCTGAGAAGTTCCCCCCGTTGTAGCAGCGTCGTTGTGGGTCCGTATTTACCAGCTCCTTGCTTCGGAACCAGATGGAGCTCATTTAATCCTCCTGCAGAGCCAACTGTCGCAAGCCAGCGACCACGCTTGGTCCTCGATCTGGTTGGCCCAGGATAGCGCTGACCTGAGTTCCCCGCGCTTGTAGTCCTGCCACGACAGGTACATCGGGCGGGCCACGTAGTAGAAGAATGGGTTGTCCCAGATACGGTTGAGCGTGGGGTCTTCCAGAAACAGTTCGCACTCAGCGAGGAACGTGTCATACTTCTTGACCAGTGGTAATGGAGGGTAGCCTCCATACACGTAATGGTCGCGCTTCTGCGGGTTCTGTACTGCCCTCGCCACCTTGGGGATGTCCACGTAGATGTGGAGGTTGTTGGAGAACTGGCGGTACTCCCCGACAGGGATGCCCACGCCCGCCGCTATGACCTCCAGCAGCACGGAGAAGTGGACGGCGTTTGCCCCGTAGCAGCCCCATACTGCGTCGTTGCTGCGGTTGCAGACGGTCATGTTGACCTTGCGTCCCCGACAGTCCAGGTAGATGTGGGTGTTGCAGGGGATGTCCTTGCTGTCATCACTGCGGTCGCCAAAGCCGTCCAGCATGGTGATTACGCAGCGGCGGGAGTCCGGGTTGGCTTGCAGATGTTCAACTGCCCACTGAATCTGGTCTAGGCCAAAGTGTCGCCGCCAGCGATAGCCGTAGGCACCCTCGTACTCACCGTCGTCGTTGGCGTACTCTGCCATCTGCTTGTTGAACTGCACGGGCCATGCCGCCGCCTTCTCCCCCGCCAGCATCCAGATAGCTTCCATCAGGTGGAAGTATGGGTTGGCGTCGCGGTTGGGGTCGAACAGCACACGCTCCAAGGGGCGCTGATAGGTGGTCAACACCGGCTCGGGGGCAACGATCACTCGTCCATTGCGGGAGGTCTCCAGCTTTCCGTAGATAGCCAGATACTCCAGCGCTGTGTGGTAGCACTCATTGACGTTACGACCTTTAATTTCCATACTTGTTCCTTGAGTAGCCCCGCATGAACTTGGAGAATTCACAGAGGCAGTTCTGAAAGTCTTGCATTGACAGCATTTGCAAGTCCTTGCTGAGGTGCGGCTGTACCAACTGCCACGCCTTAGCAATGGCCATATTATAGCCTGCTGGCGTTACAGATGTACCAAAGAAAACACTGAGGCCGCGCAAGCTGCCGGGGCCGGGGACTGAGAATGTGTACCAGTCCGTAGCCCGCCGCAGTCGGATGCCGTCTGTGTTCTTCAGGTCCGCTACGATCTGACCGGCGAGGAAACTGCCAAGGCCATCAACGGTACGAAGCCTGTCGTATGCCTCCGCGCAGGTCCCGGCGTCAGTAACTTCCGGAACGTTGTCACATACGAAGTCTACAACATACTCCACCTTGTCCATCTTCTTGCCGCAGGTAGTGATCATGTAGGCGCTGGACCATGTTTTCTCTCCACGATCAATGCGCTCCCACAGAACTTCGGCAAGTCGATCTGGCTCCCACTTCACCAGCCGGCCGATTTCTTCAAACGTGGGAATGTAATTGACCATACGTGCGAAGCACATGATCTTCGTAAGGTCCGGCCCCGCCTTGCGCCAGTTCAGGGCCAGCCATTTCGTGACCTTGTCATCCTCACGACGGACGTTGGTATAGCGATTGTTCGCCATGATTGAGTTGGGGCTGTGTGGCCACGGCAGTCCAGCCTCTTTATGCTGGCGCATGGCCTCTCTCTCCGTGATCCAATATACCAGCAGGTTCACATTAGGTTCCATTGTATGCTTTCTTCCAAGAAACCACTACGTCGAGGCGAGTGGCGCCCCCCCATGATTCTTTGGTGGTCTTTTCTACCAGACGCACCAACCCCGGCCAGCGAGCAGCTAACTCCTTCGCACCTTCGTTGTGCAGTTCAATACTGCGATAGGTGCTGCACCCTCCGGCAGTGTTGGATCCGACTTGTTCGTAGACTACCTTGCTGAGATTGTAGACTTCAAGTCCGCGAGTCAGACACTGGAGCACCATGTCGAAATCAGCCATCACCTTGCCACGAAACTGCATACAGTGCTTTCGTAGAATCTCAGTATCCATACCGATGGCTCCGTTGATGCGTCCGTTGCGTACCGTGAGTGGCCTACCGTTGCACATGAACCGCTGCCCTATTCCGACAAGCGGCGCATGGTCCAGCATCATGTCAACGTCATTGATAGCGGTGTCTATTTCCTCGGTGGTGGCTTTCGTGTAGCGCCCGTCCTCGCGTACATGGCTCCAGTTGGCGAAATCATCATCCA